ATCATATGCGTTGGGGTGGTTGGTAGCACATAGTTCTTTGCCATCTCCACCAGCATAAGAACTGTTAAAAGCACGGTTAAATACGTTGAAAGCCTGAGTTTCAATTGTTTGGCGTGCAGCACGACCAAGCGATTTTGCACACTTTGCGACAAAATCCCATTGGTTGAAGTCCTGCATTTTCTTAGTGACCGCAAACTGCAAGGCGTAATACGCCATTGTATAAGTCCACGTATATTCAGTATCGGCATCATCGGGAATAATTGTATCCGATTCTGCATCCCAATCCTGATATTCACCTAAGCCAATCAACCCAAAATCTTTAGTTTCCCAAAGAGACTTAGAACTTTCATTAAACAATTTGCCATACATACTTGGGGGGTCGTTGTCAACCCATCCCATTTTTATTTGATTGTAAGTATCCCTAACTGATAATAACTTAGAGAACTCACCTGATACCATAGTCATTCGAAATTCACCTCTTTGCTATGTTGGGTAGAATTAATTAAGCAGCGGTTGTAGAGTTTGCACCACATTGGCTACGAAGGAAACGAACATAAATTTCAGTCGTTCCGGTTCCTTCCCAGTCACTTGTTGGAGTTTTGTCGAGACACCGCATACATTTATCGGCTGTGGCACTATAGTCAAACCGATGAGTATGGCTGGTATTGTCAAAATCTCCCACCGCTCCATAATTATGGGCTTTGGTTGCTGCAGTTTCTTTGGTTTGAGCAATCCATATTTGGTCAATATTAATTAACCATGCCCGAATGGTTGCAGTCGTTTCACCAGCAGCGGTAGTACGGTCTTCGGCTGCAATTGCTCCGGGAATATCACCGCTGTCTGCTTCCGACCATGCACCTGAGCTATGGTCTAACGCCATACCCTTTTTGATGGTTTGTGATGCAGCAAGGGTGATTTCAAAGGTTGGTAAATTAGGGTCAAGTGGCTTAAAAAACATGAACTATCACCTCTATTGTTTTAACTGTTTACAAGAGATTGCAATTCGTGATATGCGTCTCTTGCTTTTCTTTCGTTTTTATCTTTTACTGCTTTCGCCATACGTTCTTGTGCCTCACGAATATTACGGTCTTTCCTACTAATCCGTGCCTCTTGGTCACGTTGGAAGGCTTCGGTTATCTCCTTTGGTCGGGCATACAAAACAGAATGGGCGGTTTGAATGGTCGTATCCCCACCGTCTTTCTTGCCGTACGCATTTTTAAAGGAAAGGTGATTCAGGTCTTTATGCTGTTCGTCACCCGTTGATACCTTTTCCCATCCTTTCATTTCAGCCTCAGCCATTTTGTTTGGGTCTTTGGCAACGAAACGATAGGACATATCTTCTTTTTTGCCGTCAACCATAAAGGGGTTCAGGTGTCTCGCACGTCTCACAATTTCTTCTGGCGAAAGTTTTTTGGTAACTTCTACAGTTTCTTCTTTTTTATTACTCATGGTTTCCCTCCATTAATCCATTGATATTGACTTACCTTGTTTAATCATGTCGAGCATACGTTGCTCATCTTCTGCTTTTGTTCCACGTCTTTTCGCTATTTCCTCGGCTTCGGGTGAGTATTTCTTTGTTGTTGGCGTAGCACCGGGGGTTTCAATGTTTGGTTTTGGCGTGGTCTGGTAGGTACGGTTCACTCGCTGTTTTCGTATTTGCTCACCTAAATACAAAGACGCTGCAATGTCATACCCACTTGGATTATCACGCAAAACCGGGTCATTGTTTGCCCGTTGCATAATGTGCTGGTCAATTAAAGAAAAATCATTGTCCGAAACCTCAGCTAACTGTTGACGCAGTTGGCTTCGTTGTTGACCCCATTTAATGGGCTTAAACTCTCTTTGGACTTCTCGGAGTATTTCATGTTGTATCTCTTTCCGATACGCTTCGGGGTCTTCCAACATTTTCAATCGTTCCTGTCGTAATCGTGCGTTACGCTGCTCTGGCGTTTCAATGGGTGAAGGGGTTTCAGCGGTTTGCTGAAAGTGTTGGTTTGGCTGAAACTGTTTCCATTGTTGCTGTGGTTGTTGCTGTTGGAAACTTCGCATTTCTTCCAATTGCCGTTGAAATTCGGCTATGGCTTGTGCCTGTTCGGTAATTTTCCGCTGTGCATTGCGATTGATTTCAGCCATTTCCTCAACGGTTTTCCCCTCAAACCGTGAATCGGGTTGACTGGTTTCTTCCGTTGGGGCGGTATTCTCTGCTACATTGGTTTCGCTTTCCGATTGTCCATCACCATGGGTGTGGGTCGTATTTGAAACAGGTTCAATTGGGTCGTCAAACGATTGTCCTCGTGGGGTCGTTTGTTCTAAATCTTCCATAATATAACTCCTTTATTACCCGGATTAATTGTCCTCTGATTCGGGGTTAATCGGGTTTAGTCTTAATGACATTTCATAAAATTCAGGTAACATTAATACTCTGCGATAAGCGTTAATTGCCGCTTGGGTCGCTATAGCCCATGCCAACCTTTTATCATCTGATGAAAGTCCGGTATTAATAAGCGATTCGATTAGTTCATTGATTTCGTCCTCCAACACTTCTTGGAATAGTTCCCATTCAGGATACGTTCTAAGGTGTTTCAGTCGGTCTAAATGACCCCGTGTTAATTCCAGCACCACTACTCATGCCCCCCATCGCTGCTCCTTGCTGTCCAGTTGTTGCTCCCTCTATTTGCCTTACTAAATCACTTCCACCGTTTCCACCCGGTTTTGGTTGTGAAGCCATCATCATTTGCGTTTGTTGAATTTGGGTTAGTCGTGCCACCACTTCATCACTTAATATTTCTTCGGGATTAATGGGAAGTTCTAAGGCTCGGAGAAGCTCACGGGTCAAAATGACCATAAACTTCGGGTCTTTTGCAAGAAGCTCATTTTTACTTAATAAAGCAAAAGCCTGAATCATGTTTTGTTTTTTCACATCAGGACTGTTGCTTAATTGAATACCACGAATGTTAAATTTACACTTGAGGGCTAATTCATCGGGGGAAATTTCTTCATATACATCTCCACCCGGTACAAGATATTGTTTGTCTTTGTTCATATACTGGTAATACAGGGATTGAAGTTTATCAAATACCTCGCTGAAAGGAAGATGAAAATACTTCAATCGTTCTTCAATCTTTTTGTTGCCCTCAGCCATAACCGACATAACGGTACTTGCAGCAGCCCGTCTTGCAGTGTTAGGAATATATCCCTGTGAAAAGTCGGTTACACCCATTGCTTTATCGAAATAAGACTGGACAATGGCTTCCTCGTTGACGCTGCTGTGATTCACATCACCATGATTTAAAACTGCAATATCGTCTTTATTGGTCACAGGAAGAACCGCACCGGGAAAGATGCGAATGTCTTCGGGCTTTCTTCCAATCAATGCACCAATCCTTGCAAGATAGACCTTGTTAATCGCAAGGTTGCTATTGTCCATTCTCATATTGTGAATAGTGTTTATTTCTTCTTGAAGGTCTTTTCCCACCTTACACAAGCCAATACCATGAAAGCGGTTGGGTTTAGATTTCATTCGATATACATCGTATGGTCGTTTGCCGTGAAAGAAAGGAAGGGGTTCAATTTTAAGGATTTTGCCTTGGTCTTTGGTCAAAACAATGTGGGCTTCAACGGGATTATCGTTTCCTTCTATGTCAACTAATCCCCAAAAGTCATAAGCAAATATTCCATTAGTAAAAGAATTAATTTGATTTGCACCCTGATACTCGTCTTGGTTCTGCTCCAGTTCACCGGGAGAATATTCTTCCTTAACTAAATCAATATCTTGATAAAGACCTTCACGCTGTCTCTGTTTAACAACGTGCCACGGGATAAAAATCTTTTCGGCTACGAATGGAGCATCTTGAATTGATGTTGCCGATAAGGGGATAAGAAAGTTTTCGGGATTGACAACCGCCATATACGGAGCATCATAATAGGTTTCCATTTCCCATGTTGGAACTCGCTTTTTCCTTTCAACCCCAAAGGCTAAATCAAGCTCGGTTAGTTCTTCATATTTCCCCACCCTTCTCCGCTTGACTATCCACGTTGTTTTAACAATCCCCGTACCATATACCGCTGCACACCACAACCAATGAGATAAGTTCATTTTAAAATCAGCAATATCCTCATTGGTTGCATAGTGCAAAAAATTAGTAATCTTTCCAGCAGTAGCCAATGCTGCCGAACTGTGACCACGATACGGTTCGGCGTCAACAATTCTGTCGGGAGCAAGGATAGAGTTCACCATGGTTGCGATAACAGTATCTATAGCAATTTTGGTAGCCGGAATATAAAGATTGGATGCACCGTTCCACGGTTTGGGCTTGGTTTCATAAAGTGGGGTACAATCATAAATATCTTCATACTTTTTCCACTCGGTTACTAAGTCGGATGTTTCGCTTTCCGTGGGAATGATACACTCATCCATAATAAATTTATATAATTCGCTCGATGTCTGTTTTGCCATTATTTTTTCTTCCTTTTCTTACTCTTTCGGGCTTTATCCTTCGCAATCGCAACCGCTATTTTTTGGGCGTGTTCCATACTTTTGGGGTTGGTGTTCCCTATTTTCCCTTTGGATTTATAGGCTTTCACCAATTCCCCAATATTTTCCGAAACAACCTTTTTTGATTTTCCTTTTTTTAATGGCATTAAAAAGCACCCCCAAGCCCAATGTTTGCCGTTCCTGCCCCACCAACCTTTTGTTGCAACCACTGCACAGGATTGACGTATGAAGCGTTGTTCCCACGCCTTACCTCAAAGTGGAGAGAGGGGGTATCGCTTAGTCCGGTTGTCCCAACTGAACCTAATAACATTCCGGCTTGGATAGCCTGTCCAGGTTGCACGTTTAAATCATTAAGGTAAGCGTACATCTGAATATCTCCATCCCCAGAATCGACAATGACGGTATTCCCATAGCCACGGACAAATCTGGCAAGGGCAACTTGACCCCCTACTACCGCTTGTACGGGGTCGCCTACGTTGGCTGCCACATCAATTCCAGGATTAAAGGAATGAACGGTTGGATAATTCTTGTCCCACTTTTCACCATAGTTATCAACAATGGTTGCACCACCATTTACCACTTTCATAAGTGGAGAGTTGGGGTCAATGGGTTGCGCCTGTGTTGGTGGTTGAGTTGGTTGTGCAAAAGAAGCCTGGGCTGAAGCTACGGTTGGTGTTATTGGTGAAGATTGGGCGGAAAACCGTGGGTCATCCAAAATAGACGAGCTACCTCGTACCCCCCAAAATTGGTTTTCATCTACTGGATAAGTTGGTTGTGTTGATGGTTGTTGTTGCTGTTGTAAAAGCTGGTCACGTTTTAAGGCGTCTTGCCTTGCCCGTTCAAGAAAATCAATCTTGGGGGCAGTCCCACCACCAATATTCACGCCCTGTAAATATGACGGGGCTTGTGATGGTTGTTGGGTATTAAACGACAATTCTGATGGAACTTGCGGAACTGCGGTTGATACTGGTTGGTTGGAATTACCTAATTGTAAGGCACGTTCTTGGATAAATTCGGGTGGTCGGTTGAGAGTTGGGGTTGCGGAAATTTCCTGATTAACCGAACTTGCACTTTCCACGCCACCTTGAAGGCGTTGGTTTCGTGACCGAATTTCACTTAAATATTCTTCCATTCGCTTGGTAAAAGCAGGGGATAAAGCCATAGTTTTGCCACCTTGTATTAATTAAATTTGTAGAAAAAAGAAGATTAAAATAAATAGCTATTTAAAAACTTCTTCTGGTTTAAAGGTTTCATCAAACTCCAATTCGCTTTTATACTTATCCCATCGTGCCTGTAATGCTTCATCGGAAGCACCAGGTTCTAAAACTTTGGGGTTCGTAACAATGTATGAAAATTGGTGTCGTTGGTCTGTTTGGGGGTGGGAATCGGGAACGATAAGCACATCATAACCAAGTTCTTTTGCTTTTAAAACTGCATCTTCGGTTATTCTCGTGTCGTTCATCCTGTCATAAAACCATAGCTCGCCAGTAAATATATATTCAGAAATTTCTTCGGCATCTGGGGACTTCCAATCAATAATGCCAACATCTTCCAGCCACCGGATAAATAGCGAAGGGTCTCTTTTATCAAGGACTTTTGCCTTGGGTGAAAGAAGATATTTTTTAACACGTTTTGGGTCAATATCTGGAACTAATTCGTCAATCGCAGGATAATATACAAACGTGTCTCGTGAGGGGGAATAATAGTTAGAAACCTCTGCTTGGGGATGCAAATAAATACCTTCGTGTTCCATATGCCCAGCTTTTATTTCTTCGTCTGGAAAATCATATTTTGTCCCATGATAAAGCCTCATCCGCTTTCCTTCGGGCGTATCCACTTCTTCGGCATAGGCTGGTTTAGCTGTCAAGTTCTGTTTGGCTTCACTGAAATATGGCAACAGTGCCTTGGCGGTTTGATAATATTCAACCGGACTGTTGGGGGTTAAGGCATAGACAAGAAAAGTGCCAAAGTCTTTTTGAGGGTCACCGGACACCGGCAATCCCATCTTCTTTAGGGCGGTAATAATGAGGTTCGGCAGAATGTTGGTGGCTTCATTAACATACTGTGAAGCCGGTTGCATAAACTGATTGATACCCATTCTTACCCGACCACCATATTCCAATGGAGTATCGGCGTGTAACTCGGTATTTGGGTAATAGGGGGTTGGTTCGTGGACTCCTGACCATAGTTCGGTATTGGGATAAAGCGGTTGTTCTTTTTCCTGTTTAATGTTCTCAACTAATTTCTTTTGGTCAAGTAAATCAGGTATAAGCATATAATCACCTAATATCCTGTTGCGGATTGGTATAAACCGACACCTTCATCATCGTGGCTTGGTTCATATCGTGGGCGTTTCCCGGTTAAATAAATGGGGTCGGTCACATTGGGAAGGTAGTTCTGGATAATGTATCTGAAAGCGTCTTGATAGTGGTCGTATAACCCGTCCTTGACGGGCCTATCTTCACCGCTTTTTGGTCTGTGATACCCTTTTTCAAATCCCTCTATAAGAAACTCACATGAGGGGTCAAAGTAAATACCGGGCGTTCCGTCTGGTCGCAAAGCAAGAAGTCTGCGGATAAGCCCAACACCAAACAGAATTGGTTTTTTGCTTGATATGGGGGTAAACCCATAAGCGGTAAGAATGTCAAAAGAGGATAAATCAGATGTTTCATAGTGCTGACGACCAGCATCGTCACAAAACGAATACCGCTCACTTGCATCAGGAAAGTTCTTGACAACATACTGTAAAACCTCGTTCGTCCACGTCCACGTGTCAACATTATTGCCCGTTAATTCCCGTAAAACTATAATCCTGTCTTGGTCGTCAAGTTGACAGATAATAACCGCTTGTACCTTGTACCCAAAATCCCACCCGATTAACAATGGTTTTTGTGGATTATAAGTAAGGCGTGAACTTGCAACGTGAATTTCACGCTTGAATCCGGGGTAAATAGGTTCTAATCCCGAAGAAATAAAGGATATTTCGTATTCCTGCTCCCACTCTTTGATGGAAAAACCCTTCCGTGCCTTCCGATACCATTGCAATCCATTTCTTTCCGGGTCTTTGTCGGGGTCTGCATAGTAATAAAGCCACAACACATCAAACCCGTTGGCGTTATGCTGTTCCCATAATCCCTTAATAACTTGCTTTCTTTCCCACGTTACTTCTTCAATGTGGTATATATCGTTTTTGTCGGGAAGCCCCGATTCATCGGCAACCAAATGGTAGAAAAATTCTTTCCCATTCGGGGTTGATACCCCGGTAAACTTTCCACCACCGTCAACTGTGGGCTTAATTGCTTTCCAGATTTCACCCACATTGTCAAGGTGTGCCATTTCATCAAAGAAAAAAGCACTTGCGGTATAACTTCTCGCACTTCGATTAGAACTTGAAAAAGCTTTTATTTCGGAATTAAGTTCCGGGAAGGATAATTCACCCTTGCTTGGTTTCCAGTTTCGACCAACATCAAAGTTGGGCGGACGAAGATAGGGGGGCAACCTTTCAATCATGGGAATAATACGTTTCTCAATCAGGTCGTTAGCAGTTGTTTCGTCTTTGGAAAGGATTAATACCTTTTGTCCGGGGGAAAGGGCATACCACAAATGAAGCGCCATCATCAGCCACGTTATCATCATCTGGCGTGACTTGGGGATTAATACCCTGTCGGACTTATACCACCGCCTGATAATTTCAATAATATATTCCTTTTCGGGAAAATTTTTAAAGGGGGTAATCCTGTCGTGTTCATCTACGGTAATACAATGTTTCAAAACAAACCGAATGGGATTCTGTTGAACGAGAAGTATCTCACGTTTAATCAGGTCATTATAGTGAGCCTCCAATTCGGGGTCTATTTGCTGGTTTGGTATTGACATTTTTCCACCTATTGACTATTATGGATAATGGGGTTTTGTTTGCACAATTAAAAATAAGGAAATAAAATACCCCGAATTTCATCGGATTCACCACGGAGAACCCCGTGGTTGCATCTTCTGATTCGGGGTGGTATGTTTTATCGTCTTACGTTTTTAAAATGTATTGTGGGTACTTACTATACCTAAAAACTATAGTTGAATCGGGGAAAGCAGATTTTTCATTGCCGTTTTTAATTCCCTCATAATATCAACTGCCTTATTTAACCTCTCACATTCTTTTTTTAATTCTTCGTGTTTTTTATAAAGCTCACCATTCCTATAACATTCTCCAGACAAATCTTCCCTCGCTTGTTCAAGCTCTTTTTTAAGTCGTTCGTTTTCTTCGTACAGTTTCTTATTGGCTTCAAATAGGTTTTGATTGTCCACCGATAATCTTACAAAATTTAAACTTTCTATTTTTTTCTCTAATGCTTCTCTTTCTTTTTTGGTAATTTCTATGTTATCTATATATCTATCCCATAACTCCCAATAACTCTTTCTCCATTCTTCTATTTTTTCCTCATATTTTGCCTCGGCATAGTTATTCATTCTTTCCCATTCGTTTATTTCTTCTTGCATGGTTTCAATTTTATCTTGTAATTTTTTGTTTTCCTTTTTAAGTTCTTCCGTCTCTTTCTGAAATGGACTTATAGTATGTATGTTTTTAAACTTAAACCCATAAGAAATATCATCTCCGTGAGAAAAATACCTATCGTCTCCAGTTGTACCCCACCAAAAAAAAGCGCCCATTTAAATTACCCCCTATAATTCTAATTCTTCAAGCTGGTCTTTAAGCTCACCCATCGCATCAATGGTTGCTTCTATTATACTTCGCATTTTGTCCAATACACCAACTTCATCTTCTTCATCTTCTTCATCTTCTTCATCTTCTTCATCTTCTTCCTCACACTTGTCATTCGCATATAAATCTTCATCCTCATCATCATCAAAAACGGTTTTAATTGCTTCGTTAAACTTGTTGACGGCAAGTAAGTTACCAAAAGAAGAAAGACATTTTATACTCTCTTTAAGTTCCTTATTTTCCTTTCTAAGTCTTGCTATTTCTTCTACCTTGTCTTGTATCTTATGGCTAAGAGACTCTATCTGTTCGTCTCTTAACTTAACAATAAGATTCAGACGTTCTACATCTTTGTTTTCCTTATTAAGCATTGTTATCTCTGTTTTTTTATCTTCCAACATATGGCTCAGGGAATCAACCTGTTGTTCTTTTACCTTAAAAACATTGTTCAGGTGTTCTATTTCTTTGTCTTTCTGCTTGATTGCAACATTAAGCATGTCTAATTGCCAATCTCTATAATTAATCGCTTCTTGTAATTTCCTTATTTGCTTTTCAAGTTTTTTTGTGGTAAACATCATTATTTGCTTTTCAAGGTTTTTTGTGGTAAAAATCATTATTTATTCCCCCTTATATTTAGTCTCACTCATCATATGCTCTTATAATATCTATCCAATACCTTTTTCCAGCACTCGGTCCGGGCAAATAGGACCACGGGGCTTCATAACTTATTCCTTTTTCGTCCAACCACCTTTCCGCAACCTTAAATTCCGATTCTGTTAATGGTTCATTTAATAACACCTTTTCAAACCAAGAATCATTCTTTGTCATCTAACACAACCCCCTCTTCCTTCATCTTGTTCAGGTTGTGTAAAAGAATCTCGCATCGACCAATTAAGTCGTCGGTCTCAAATTCGGTTAAAAACGCCCCGTCCTCAAGCGCCCGACGCACCGCACCATTGATAATTGAAAGATATGATACATAAAAAAAGTACCGCTTCGGTTGGTCAACGGAATTATAGGTCATCAAGTTTTACCAAAAAATCAAGAAACTCACTATAGCTGTTGGTAACATATACCTTTTCACCAATGTCAAGCATACAGTCAATTGCCCTTTGTGGTGAATCAAAGTACATATCCATCTTCCCCGTTTTTAGTTTTACCCACCAAAATTTTCCACCATCACAATCCTTAATCAACACCTTTCCACAAGAACTTACAACATAGTGGACTTCGAAGTTAACATCGTGTAAATCAATGGTTTCTTCTGGTTCTTTTTCCTTTACAACCAAAAACATTGTTACATCCCCCCTAATATTTGTTGGTTTTGTATAATCGGTTTTATTCTTTTCTTTGCTATTTCACAATATTCAGGAGATAGTTCTATCCCGATAAAATGACGGTTTAATTTCAAAGCTACTTCGGCTACCGTTCCACTTCCCATAAATGGGTCTAAAACTATACCTTTTTCAGGACAACCAGCCTTAACCATTGGTTCTACTAAAGTTGGAGGGAAAACTGCAAAGTGAGCTTCTTCAAAAGGTTTTGTTGCAATTTGCCAGACACAGCGCTTGTTCCGACCTTTATCATTTGGTCTTAAGCTCCTATTACGATAAGTGTTTTGTTTTGTACCTTCATCCCAAGTGCTATTCCCGTTTGCTTTAAGATAAACTCCGCCCCATCGGTTTATGCTTTCTTGATAAGGTTCAAATTGTTGTTCAAAATAATATTTCTTATTCTTCACAAAAAAGAATATCTTCTCAAAGTCAACTGTGAATCTATCTTTAACGCTTGATGGCATGGCATTAGGCTTATACCAAATAATTTCATTCCGTAATATCCAGCCGTGGTCGGACATGAGAATTGCAAAACGAGAAGGGATTTGAAGAAGGGATTTGGCTTGGACAACGTTTGTTATTTTCTGAGCTATCCCACCCGTTTTATATAAATTTCTATTTTTGCCTTTTCCTTGAATTGATTTACTTTTTTCTGTACGATAGTCATTTGTTCCACAACCAGAACCAGAATAC